CAGCCTGGCCCTCTTCGAGAGATTTGAATCCATCCATTACAAGTCCTGAATAATGAACAAAAATGTCATTGCCTTCAGCGTCAGAGATAAATCCGTAACCCTTCTGGTTATTAAACCATTTTACTGTACCTGTCATTGTGTTGCCCTCCATTAAAAGAATATAAGTTGTTAAATCATCACAGTTTACAATGAGCCGATAAAACAGAACTTCTTCAAACCACGAGAGTTTGTCGACGCTATCGCTTGTGCAGATGCTTTCCCGAATAATTCTGTTCGGCATATTTCAGCCCTCAGAACGGCAGTTCGTCGTCGTCTTCGTCAAGCTGTTTGAACTCCTCTGCGCTGGCCGGTGCGGGCGTTACAAAGGAGTCTGCCTTGCTGGGCTTGAGATACCGGATACAGTCGCGCGTCACACCGTCATTGCCCTCAAACGGCTCCATGTGCAAAATGCAGTTGCGGCCTACCAGATCGTCAAGTTCAAAATCGGTGCCCGGCTCAATGCCAAGCGCATTTGCATATTTGCCGATCTTGTCGGCGTCGTACTCCCCGGTGTCGCGGTCGGGCCAGAAGTTCTTGAAGATGTGCTTCTTCTGGTATTCCTGCTCGACGTCCTCACGGACGACGAAGTCAAACTTGATGCATTCGTTTCCGTTCTTCGTTACGCTGTAGCCGCACGATTTCAAATAGCACTCATAATCGCCAGCCTTCATCAGACCGCCATCATTCTTTACTGCTTTAAATCCCATCTATCTTGTCCATCCTTTCAGTGTTCATTTCCCAATGTGTAAAATAATCGTTGATATAACCGTTTGCCAAAAGCCAGTTGATAAAGCATGAAATCGTATCTTCGATAGGCTCGAGATCGCCGCGCCGGTACGTTTCCGCGTAAGTGTTCGCGCCGTCGAAGATCAGATATGTAAATTTCGACGCGCCGGGTAGCAGATGCAGATACATCGGGTGCTGCGGGCTGTGCAGGTACTTGCCGTATTCGTACCGCTGTACACGCTTGATATCGTAGATGATTCCGGCCTTTACGTAGTCGCAGACGCCGTATAACTGGAAATCCAAGCCCGCCACACGAAGCCGTCCGGCAACCGGCACTTGCGGTTGACCTCCTGTACAGATACGGGAAAACTTTGCTACAGCCCGGTCGTATTTCTCGCTGACAGGCTCAATTGGTACGCCAGCAACCGTGCTGTTGATCGCCGCCTCGAAGTCAATGCCAGCCTGCATCGCCTGCGTTGTTTCCTTCTCTTCACGCCGAAGCGTGGAGAGGAAGGAGGACAGCGCCGCGTCCGCATACGCATCATCCGCATCAAGAAAGTGCTTCCAGCTGCTCAGCAGGCTTTGTGTCAACCAATACATAGGCCCCAGCCTCCTTATCGTATTTCAGCCCAAGCTCTTTGTATTTGCGCTTGAATTCTGCGCCGAGTTCTGCCGCGCTCGTCAGCGCGTGCTCGATCTTTGCAAGCCCTTCTCGTGCTTTGAGCGCTGTTTCGGGGTCGCCGACAAGGGCGATAAAGGCGCGCCCGGATTTCATTGCTGCGTCGTAGGCTGCTTTCTCACCGTTGTAGATTGCGGCCTGCGCATTGATATCCTCCTGCGCCTTACGGAACAGATCTGTTAGGAACGTGGACTTCTGGCCGGGCTTGAGTTCCGGCAGCTGCATCACGCCGCGCACACCGAAGCAGCCTTTTGCAAAGTATTCGTCTGTCGGTGTAAAGCCGATCATGCGCTTGTTGCCCATCATGAACATATAGCCGCCGAAGTCCGCAGGCGTCCAGACGATATCTTTTGCGCCGCCCTCGCAGGAAAGGCGCGTCTGGATGGTGTCGCCCTTCTGCTGTTCCGTCGTGTGGAACACCACGATCAAATGCTTCCTGTCCTTTGCGCGGATCTGGTAACACAGCCGGTCGAACTCGGATTTGATCACGCCGTACATGGCGCGCCCATCCTTCGTGGCCTTGCTGTCCTGCTTCTTTGCCCAGTCCTTCATCAGCTGTACCAGCATACCGCCGGTATCGATCACGACGGACTCAGCCGCCTTGTATTCGTCGGAGTCCATATCGCCAAGCATTTCTTCGTAGGATTCCACCACAGACGTCACGCCGCGCTGCTCCGGCCTGACGCGGGCAATGCCATTGTCCGTGTCGAACAGAAACGGCTTCGGGGCCGAAAGGGCCAGTGTCGTCTTGCCCAATCCGGGCTGCCCGGAAATGATGCACATGAATTTCTTGTTGCTGAAATCCAGTTCAGCGGGTTTCTTGATTGCCATTTACCTTACCTCCTCAAATTCACCGTTCTTCAGCCGATACCAGGTATCGGCCTTGATCTTCTCGCCGTCGACAATTGCCGCCTTGACAGCAATAATCGGATGTGCCTCCCCGTCCCATTCGCCGCGCTCGACACAGCAGATCGCGCAGCCAAGAGCACCCATTGCTTTACACTCATATCCAGCTGCAAGAGCAACACCGGCTTTGCCCGTGGCGGAGGCCGCGCCCCGATCGCCTGTGGCCGAGGCTGCGCCCCGATAGCCTGTGGCCGATGCTGCGCCCTGATTGCCTGTGGCATGATTCTCTTTTTCGGCGTTTGCGCGCTTGATCGCGTCCTCAAATCCGATTTGGTTCTTGACATATTCGATCTGCGCTTTCACGAGGCCGGGAACGCCAATCTCAGCTTTCAACGTCATTTTTTTCGCGACGATTTTACTATCATCCGATTCACGCTCGTCAGTTACTTCTTCGGCATCTGCCTCAAAGTACCGGCTTGCATTCGGTGCGTAGTGGTTCAGCACATCAATCGGTTGTTCGCACGCGTGCAGGCCAGCCCTGCAAAGATGCGGCTCTCCATCAAAAACAGCGGTTTCGCCCAGCGTGTATTGCATTCCATGGCATTTCATTTGCCTGTCTGTCCCTTTGTAAACTTTCATGTTTCCTCATTGTGCTGTTTTCTGCTCAAATCCCAGCGCCCCGGCCAGTTCCGATTCGCTGTACTCATCCTGCACATAGTCCCCGAAGCACTCCGTATGTACCAGCACTCCGTTGCAGCAGAAGCACTCAGTACCTTCATAGATGTCTTCCCGGCAGTATGCGCACTTGCCGACGATTACCGGCTCCGGCTCGTCGATGCCGAGATAGAGGTTCTCACCATCGTATCCCACGGCGTTTCGCCTCCTTTTCCAAGAGCTTTTCGCACAGGCTCTGCACGCTTGCACAGTGCATAGCCTCGCAGAGCTGCTGCAGAACTTCTGCGCCGCCGTCCGTCAGCCGGAAATAATACCGGTTCATCTTCCGGCGCTTATCGCTGCGGTTCTTGGGCGCGTCCAGCGCCTTGATCGCCGCAGCTGCGTCGGGTTCTAGCCTGACACCGTATTTCTCCGGGTGTTCGCATTGCGAAAGCAGAACCTTATTAAACTTCGGGTAGTCGGCCCGATGTACCGCGTCGACGCAGGCCTTGGCGCCGTGCCGGGCGGGGGAATCCGTTAAACTTGACATAGGTTCCTTTCTGGCTTATAATAGAAGCCGACATAATGTCCTTTCATTTCGGCCTCTGTCGCGCTGCAACGCGGCAGGGGTCATTTCTTTTTGCCCGTGCGCTCACGGATGAGCTTGCAGGTTGCGTCCCATTGCTCAAACAGGATCTCCCAATAGATGCCGCAGGAGAATCGGCCGTCTGTGGTGCAGCCGGAGCTCCATAGCCCGCGCTCTCTGCATATCTCGCAGGGAGTCTTCAGCAGATCCGCTTCCGTCATGCCAGCCCGTACAGCAGCGCTGCCAGTGCGACCAGACCGGTCAGAACGCATTCATACGTCATTTCCGCCCCCCCGGCCCCCGCCGACAGGATCATCGCCGCGCCGCTTACCCAAAGGCACATCCCTTTGACGATCCGCCGCGCCGCCCTGCGGGCCTCCAATTCCTCCCGCAGCCGTTCCCGGCGCTCCTCGGTCGTTTCCACGGCAAGGTTTGTTCTCATGCTATCCTCTCCTTTTTTCGATTTCTGTTCGTTGCTTCGCAATTCGTTGCCGCTGCTTGGCGTTGCCCTGCGTGGCCTTTCCCCTGCTTTGCATTCGTTGCTGCGCCGTAGCTGCGCGTAGCCTTCGATGATTTGCCATGCCCCTGCGTTGCTGGGCTATTCATTCCTTGCCTTTGCCGTTCTTTGCCACACTAAGCCAAGCCATTGCAGTTCATTGTATTCCTGAGCGTTTCCATGCTTTTCCTTTGCTGCGCCTATCACCGCTAAACACTGCCGTTGCGCATCTACGCCCATCGGTACGAAGCAATTCCGTTGCCGTTCGCCGCTGCTCTCAGCGACGCGCTTCCCTCGCAAGTCCCTGCGTGGCCTCACCCTTGCACTTAACCATTCAGAACCTCGTAGGTAAATCTGCCCTTGCCGGAGTTCCGCCACTGGCCGATGCCACGCAGGCGGCCATACTCCAGCCATTCAAGCACTGCTTCCTTGTGTGCCTTTTCGTCGAGCATCACGATATCAAACTCGATGGAGCTGCCTGCCGGGATCTCCTCGGAGTTCGCAAGGCTGACTCGCTCGCCCTGTGCGGTCTGTGCGCGAAGCGGCCTCTGGCATTCGCCGACCTCGCCGTTGACCTCAATGGGAATCATGCGCGGCTCTACAAAGATCAGGCCGTCGATGATCTTCTTATAGGCTTTCAGGGCGCTGGATTTCTTGGATTTCACGCGTGCCAGCATACCGCAGGCGTCTTTGAAAAAGCCTTTGACCTGATAATCGTACAGAATCGGCTGCCCGTCGGTACGCGGGAAAACGGTTTTGCCCTTTTCGGCAACAGCGTCCGCGCCCAGCGCTGCAATCTCATCCTCGATCGTGCTTGCGTCCGGGGCCTTGCTTGCGATAAAGTCCCGTGCAATGTTCTCGTTGCTCGGCCATGTGCCAAGAACCTGCTCCAAAAATGTTAATCTAACTTTCATTTGTTCCTCCTCATGCTCCGAGAAACCGCAAAAACGGCTCTCTCGGGATCTTTACTCTGTGCTTGCTTGTGCAGCAGACCGGGAAGCCCAGCTTTTCAGGCTGTTCCCTCGCCATCAAGCGAAGCCATTGCGGGGTACAGCCAAGCACCTGCGCCGCCTCGCTTGCGAGGATTGTGGGCTTTGACATTGCCCGGATATCATTGACGGTCAATGGCACTTCGCGCCCCTCCTTTTCCCCGGCTTCTGTAGCAGCGAATCGACCGATACGCCGAAATAGTCTGCAATCGCTTTTACAGTGTCGATGCGCGGGGAAGCGTCCTTGCCTGCCCACTTTCCGATTGTGCCGTTGGCAATGCCGCACGCCTTTTCTACGGTCGCGATGTTCGTTTTGTGCTTCTCGCAGAGGCGCTTGACATTCTCATAAATCAAAAAAATCCCTCCAATCTGTACGAATACTACTTGACAGAGATTAGAAGATAGTCTAATATAAGCGTGTCAAGGCAATTAAATATCTTCTGAAAGTCCGTCTTGGTGAGGGGCTAGGTTTTTTGTACCCTTCACACGTCTAAGTATAATAGACTTAAGTCGCATTGTCAAGAAGAAAATCTGATTTTTGTCTAATTATTTTTATGGATTTGCATTTACGTCTAAAAGAACTATGTAAGAGTAGAGGAACAAGCATTGCCGCCCTTGAAAGTCGGCTCGGAATGGGGAACGGCACAATCGGAAAGTGGTGGAAGAATGGCCGCGTTCCGAACTATGCAAACCTGTCAGTTGTAGCCAATGCTCTCGAAACAACTATCGCCTACTTGACCGGCGAAACCGATGACCCGTCTGCGGGCATAAAAAAAGACCCCATCCCGAAGGATGGGGCCGAAGATAGCGAAACCGCAGAACTCCGTGAAATTTGGAGTTCTGCGGATGAAAATGAGCGACGTGATTTGCTCGAAATGGCGCGTATGCTAAAGAACCGGAGAAAGCAGAATGGATGATGCAAGCAACCTTCCGTTTTCGGAAATCGAGTTGAACAAAGATGAAAGAAAAATGCTTAAAGCGTTGGCAGATAGCAGAATATTTGCGACGGATGATATTTTCCAGACCGCAAATAGGCTGAAACATTTTGGACTTGCAAATCTGCACCCAATCCCCAGCAAAGATGGTGTCCCTGTGTTATCGTTTGGCGCGTCCTGCGCAATTGAAATAGAAGAACGCGGGAAGGACTACTTGGCGTATATTGATCAGCGGAAGAAGTCCACAAAGGCTAGTCGAATCCATGACCTAGTGATTGCAGTAATCTCATTCCTGCTCGGGATGCTTACGTCTGAACATTTCTGGAATTTCCTGAACAAATGTCTGTCAGGATCCGAGGGCTAAAGTCGCTGCAAACTGCTTTAAGCTTTTTTTCACAGACAAGCACGATGTCGCCGCCTGGGCTGGCCGCGCCGATCGCGTGTTCGCACATCCGGCACGCTTCTCCGCACTCATCTTTTGTAGAAATTTCAGTCCTGATTCTGCACAACTGCAGCATAATATTATCGTACTTTTCCTTGCTCAGAAACATTGTTTCGCTCCTTCCATATTCTAATTAGTTCTCGTTTTTCCTCTGATGTAAGTTCCATTAAATACTGAAAGCCAATATCAGCGGGCGCAATTTCTTCACCCTTATTATAGCACAGATCATCCTGAATACAAAGCATTTTGCGCCCTCCTTTTCTTAACTTCCAAATTCTATCGTTTCTTTTTGTGCAGTTTTGACCTTGAGCCTGTAAAACTCTGGTGATAAAATTATAGTACATTACAAAACCGGGAGTACTATGACTAGTGCAGGATCCTCGGCTCCCGCCGCTCGTCCTGCTCCCGGCCTATGTCGGCGACGCAGGAAAAGAGCAGCGGCACGCCCTTGATGTAGTCCACGCTGACGCTGTGCACGTCTGTCAGCTTCGCGCCGTCTACTGTCACGTCCACTTTCCCGTTGTTTACCCGGATGTTGATGCACTCCATATTTTTTCCTCCTGACATTTATTATAGAACGATTGTTCTAAAAATCAACATGGCATTATAAACAAACAGACCGCGTTATTTTTGGGAATCAGGAACCAGATGGTGTACAGGTTATGGGACTGATGATTTGATATAATATTCGGTTTGACCGGCCCCATCGTATCTGGAACATACGGTGGGGCCATTTCAGCAGATGCAGGATTCAGGAACTATCTGCTACGTTTTCATTGTACCAGATAATGTTTGTAAGAAAAGGGCGAATCCTGCGTTCTTGTCACATGTTTTGCATTTTTATATGGAAAATGTAAGAAATAAAACTGAAACTTACGAATGGAGGCGTAATCATGTCCGCAATACAGGATCTCGCGCCGTTTATCGGCGCGTATCAGGGGAAGATCAGAAGGGCAAAAGATGCAAGCGGGATGACGTTGGAGGAGCTGTCGAACGAGTCCGGCGTTTCCTTCTCTGCCGTGAGCCGATTATACGCTGGAACACAAGCGGATCCACGGCTTTACAACTCGGCTGCGCTATGCAAAACGCTCGGGTTGTCGCTCGACGAGCTGTTCGGCCTTGAAAATCGCGTCGGAAGCCCGGAAAAGCTGACCAAGCAGATCCATCATGTCGAGCTTGAAAACGCCAAGCTGGAGGCAACAGCGGCCGCGCAAAGCGCACAGATAAAGTCTACACATACAATGTGTTACGTCCTCGCCCTGTTTTGTATGCTGCTCTCCTTTTCCCTGATTGCCTGCCTTGTGACGGATGCGCAGAGTCGGAGCGCAGGCCTCATTCGCGATGGAGCTTTGTCCGTAGCTGCATGGGTTTGCATTGCCCTGATCGTAGGTTCAGCGCTGGCTTCGGCAATTACTTTCTACGCGATCCGAAAAGAACGTGGAGGGAAGCATGGAGTGCATCAAGTGTAAAAAAGAAATCCCAGACGGCGCGCCCTACTGTTGCTGGTGCGGAAAAAAACAGGAAGCGCGGCGAAACCGGACACGCGGGAACGGGCAGGGAAGCGCCTACCAGCGTGGGAAAACGTGGACTGCCCGGTGGACTGAAAAGACGTACCTTGACGAAAACGGCAAACTCCATCAAAAGATGAAGACAAAGGGAGGCTTTACGTCAAAGCGTGCCGCGCTCCAATATGCAGCAAACCCTCCGAAGGAAGAGCAGCGAATCCCCACTCTCAGAGAATACTACAAAACATATCTGCGTGGGGATTATCTGTCCTTATCGGCTGATCGTCAGGGAGCGGCGGAAAAGGCTTTCGAGCGCATGAGAGAAATCGCCGACCGTGAGATAGACGCGCTTACCATCGCGCAGATACAGGATGTTATCGACCGCAACGCCAGCACCTATTACACACGGAAAGATATGAAAACCGTCCTTTCCCACTGTTATAACCTCGCAATCGCAGAAAAGCAGACAACCGTGAATCTTGCAAAGTACATAAAGCTTCCGGAATTGGAAGAGAAATCGCCGGAACCGTTTACCGACGCCGACGTAAAAAAGCTATGGGAAGCGTATGCAAAAGACCACTTCGTTGGGTTTATTTTAACGATGATTTATACCGGCATGATGCCCGGTGAGCTTCTGAAGCTCAAGAAAGATATGATTGACTTTGAAAAGAATGAGATCGTCCGAGGCGGCATAAAGACAAAGAAGCGGAAGGAAACGCCTATGGTCTTCCCGGATTTCGTTGCGCCGGTGCTGCATGAACTATGCGAAGAAAGCAAATCGCGCGTCGGAAATATCTGCTGCATAAACAAAGATAATTTTTACAAGAGATATTATGAGTGTTTGGAGCTTGCCGGAGTGCAAAAGCTACCACCTTACTCATGCCGCCATACAACCGCTACAGCCCTCGCGATGAAAAATATCGACCCGTTTACGATCAAGGAAATCATGCGCCACACGAAGATAACGACTACCCAACGGTATGTACACCCGGACATGAAAGGCATGGTCGATGCCGTAAATCAGTTGCAAAACGAATCGCCAGAGTGAATTCTGTATGCTACAAAATATGTTACAAATGCCAATTTCCCCAGTGTTTTCAATGGTTTTTTCTCCCCTGCTAAGGGAGTAGGCGTCTAAAAAGCGCGCGAGAGTTCAAATCTCTCCTTCCGCGCCAAAGTACCGATTTTAGCTGTTTTAAAGCTAAAATCGGTACTTTTTTATGCTTTTCGCCCCATTTTCTGCGTATTTTCAAAAAGCGAAAAATCACGTTATGACACGCTCTGTAACATAAAATCATTTCCCGTATGCTACATTGTATGCTACAAATTCAGTGCAATGCGAGGGGACTCCCCTATTTTTTGCTACATGGACTTTATTTTCCGAAGCATGGAATCATAGACTTTTCGGTTCACAAGCGATAATGTGTCCATAAGTTCATCAACGACCGCCCAAGCCTTTGCCGGGTCTTTCCCAGCTACCGCAAGTAAAAACTCACTGTCCCCGTACTCGCCCACGGTAGCCGGTTCTGCGGTCACAGGGGCGGGAGCGCCGGAGTAGGAACCCACATGCCTACCGCCATCGCCCCGTTCCTCTTCCTGCATCTTATCGCGTATCACATAAAGATCTGCCAGTTTGGCATAATTGGGATAGCTGGATTCCTCATATTCCAGCCGCGCTATCTCCTTGCGGATCTCGGCTTTATCCAGCATATCGCGCCTCCTTATGCCCGCTCGATCTGCTCCATGCAGCGGCGGATCGCGTCACGGGTTTTATCGTCGTCCGCGTCGCGCATCATATCGTCCAGCTGCGCGCGCATATGCTCGTGGGCATCAGCGCGGGTATAGCGGCCCATTGCGTCACGGCGGCGGCCACGGTAAGAGCTGCCCCGGCCGTAAGTACCGCGCATATCCGCCTCCCACTCGCCATCGCGGGAATAGCCGCCGTCTTCAGCCATCTCGATCTTGTAGGTATTCTTGATGGAGCTGGTCAATTTCTGGATCGCGTCGAGGTCGCCTGCGGACATTTCCCGCTTCTCGGCAATTTCGTCCAGCTCTTTGCAGAGCATTTCGCGGAGATTCCTCAGATCATACATATCGCTTCCTCCTTTCATGCTACGCGCTCGACGGTAAGATTGCTGTTTGCAAAATTAACCGTTTGCGTGCTGGTGTTCCGCATACCTACCGTCAGGCAGCAGCCTCTCGGCACGCTCACCTGTGCGGACACATAAACGTTGAAGTAGTTTTCTACCGCTGCCGGTGTCACAGTCGCCGTCGCGCTTGCCAGGGCTTCACCGTTGATGGCAAGTGCGGCTGTGATTGCCTCGACTGTGCCGCCGGTTGGAATTGCGATGTTGCCGCCGTAGGAGACTTTGAAACTCGCTCTGCACTGATTTGTCAGCCCGCGCAGCGTGACCAGACCGCTGCCCTCGCGGTGCACGATGCACGGCTTGCTGCTCACTGCTGTTTCCGTCAGCGGGACGTTCTGCCCGGCGGCGACGCCGACGACGTTGGAATTTGTAAACTCAGCCAATCCCAAACACCCCGCTTCCCGAATTGCCTGCTTTGCAGTAGTTCAAAATCGGCTCCATCGCCGTCTTCATCGCCTCTGCGCAGCTCGGCTGCTCCATTTCGTCCACCGTTTTCAGGATACAGGCGTATGTGTAGAGATCCGTGATGTTCATCTTGTACAGATCCACGCCCATCAGGTGATCGATGAATTTCTTCTTGAGTTCCTTATATGTTGCCATAAAATCATTCCTTTCATAAAAATACAGCGGCGGGACGATTGCCCCGCCGCGTTGCTATCGAGTATCGGCAATGGGGCCGATCATTTTCGTGAGGCCACGAAAAAGCTCTACGGTATGGAGTTGTTACGCCGCGCAGCCGCCGCAGCCGTAGTTGTAGCCGCTGTTGCAGCAGTACGGATTCGCTACAACATAGGCCGGGCTGGGACTCGGGCGAAGCGTGGAAACAAGGTAATTGTTCTGTGCCGCCTGCGACGCCGCCAGCTGGTAGCCGAAAAGCTGCTGGTTCTGCTCGGCAATCTTCGCGTCCTTCGCCGCAAGCTCCTGCGCCGTCAGACGCTGATCGATGCTGCGGAAGCCGCAGTTCATGGCGTCGATGATGTCGCGGGTGGTGTTCTGCACGGTGTTGCGGGTGTCGCACGCCTGCGTCGCCATGTCATAGCGCACCTGGGCGATTGCAGCGCGGTTTTCGCAGCAGCACTCCTGCGCCTGCATCTGCATCGCGTTAAGCTGCTGCATGAGCGCGGCCTGCTGGTTGCAGCGGGAAAGCTCGGCCTGAGCAAAGCCGTTTGCCATCGCCATGTTGGCGCCGTTGACAAGCTGCGCCTGCTGGTAAAATCCGTCGCAAAGTCCCTGATTTACACTGTCGATCTTGCGCTCGATGTTGGAGAAGTCAGAGGCCAGCACATAGCCGTCTACAACGCCGCCGGAATTTCTGCCGTTGTTGCCGAAGCCGTTTCCATTGCCGCCCCAGCCGCAGAAAATGGCAAGGAACAGGATGATGAACCACCAGCCATTATCGCCGCCGAAGCCGCCCCAGCCGCCGCCTGTCATACCGGTAGGCGCGACGGGCATTGTCATGGTCGGGGCGCCGTCATTCAAACTCATATTTTTCATTCCTTTCGTAGATTCAAAAGATTTATCTCAATCGTGGCCACGATTTTGATCGTTCAACTGTTCGGAATTCCCGAACTATTGCAGCAGCTGCCGGAATTGCCCCGCCACCTGCTGCAGCTGATTCAACTGCTGCTGCGAGATTTTCCCGCTTTGCACAAGCTTTTCGACCTCTGCTTTTGGGTCACCCTGAAAGCTGTTCTGGAATTGCCGGAACTGCTGTATCATGTTCTGGAACTGCCCCATCGGGCCGGGCATCTGTCCGCCGCCGAGGGCCTGAAACAGGGGATTAGCCATCGCTTTCAGCCTCCTTTGCCTTTCTCGCCGGTCTGGCGCTGGGGGCCGTCAGCTTGGCTACCAGCTCCTCAAACTCACGGCGGGTCACATATTCCTCGCTCATGTCCCTTCGCGGCGCTGCGGGCGCTGGTGCGGCCTGTGCACGCTCTACGAGATCGTAGGTCGTCATGGCCGGTTTCCCGCTCGCGTCAGCCTTTTTCACGTACACGACAGGCGCATTCATATCCCAGAGCGTAACGGCGTTGTTAGGCGCGACAATAAAGTCGTTCGCCGCCTGCTCGTTCGGAACCCAGATGATCGACTGATTCTGCGGCTGCTGGGGCTGCGGTTGGTAAGCCGGCATCTGCGGCGCGGGCTGATACTGCGGACACATCTGCATCTGCGGCTCCTGCATCTGCGGCATGGGCGGCTGATTGTAAATCGGTTGCTGATACACATACGGCTGCTGTCCAAACATCATGCTTCCTCCTTTGCCCAATAAAACAGTGGGATTTCACTCCCAGAATCCCATGTATCAAAATACGTCCCATCCTCCACGCACACAACGTGGCTTGATAACGCCAACACATACGCGCCGCGCGGATGATCTGCGCAGAAATCCGCGACGGTATAGCAGTCCGGGCACGTGTTCGGGATTACGTTCCGGGTAAAGCCCTGCTGCCGGAGGTAAGCGCTCCATACGCTGTTTGCGCTCGGCAGATCTCCCATGATGAGTCCTTGCAGGCACAATCCGATATACACCTCGTCCCAGCTCTTCCCGGTCGCCTTTGCGATGGCCCGGACGGTGCAGTCCCCGACTTTCAGCCCGGCGGGGTTTGGATTAAAATAAGAAAAGCCCATACCGAACACTCCTTTGATGTGTTCAGTATGGGCCTTTTTGCTGCTTCTTGTGCCTCAGTTGTGTATCAATTTGGTTCAAAATTTAAGCCCGCGGTTATTCCACGGGCTTGTTTTGCTGCATATATCCGTCGATCCACCCACGGATCAAGGCGCTGGGCGTTGTGCCGTTTGCTTTTGCGGCAGACTTAAAATCGTCAGCAAGGTCGCGCCGCATCTTGCAGCTTACCAGCGTCATGTTTGTGGCGTCCCACTTGTCGCGGGCGCGCTTTTGGGCCTCACTCGGCATCGGCGGCCTCCCAATTTGCGCGGCTACGCAGGATGTCAATCTCAAAAACATCCGCGTGTGCAGGAATCGACTCAAATTCCTGCGTGAGAAGGTTGAAGGCGTTTCCTCCATCATTCCAGCCCTCCGCCCCAACGGGCAGATAGAGCTTACTATCATCCGGCCCATTGAGTGTGAAAATGCCGTCATGCTTCAACGCGCCGCGGACTGTCCATTCTCCAGCGTATTTCATCTAGAAAAACCTCCCCTGTTCTCATCGCCACATGGCGACGCACTTCGCAAGCATACGTCCGCTTGCGCTGCGGATGCTCACCGTTCCCTTAATTGCGTCACCGTCCAAGCGCTCCGCATCTTCGATATAAACGTTCATAATAGTTTCATCCTGCGTGAACAGGAATCCGTCACCGGCTTCGGTTTCGGCCACCCGGATAAAATCCGGAAGTTCAACTTCGGCGTGGAGCCAAGTACCGGGGAAGTTTTCCTTCGCCTTCGCCTTAATGATGATTTTGTCCGGAACGTTCCGGAAATCAGAACGGATGCGGTAAAGATGTGCAATCATTTTTTATTCCTCCTCTAAATCTGCTCGCAGCTTATCAAACCAGGCTTCTTCCTCCGCCCAGCAGTGAGCCGCGTACTCTTCATAAGTTTCAAAGTCTCCGATAATGTATCGGATATTGGTAAGTCTGTAGATTTCGAATGTATGGATATCCGCGAAACGGTCCGCAATCTTATGCCCTTGCAGGTTCTTGTCGTAAGGTTCGTCTCCTACTGGAGCCATAACCTTCGCCAGAATTTCCGTTTGTTCCTCATACCATGCGTTGCGTTCCTCCTGCGTCTCAAACCGCATCGGTTCCTGCGCGCGACCGGCGGCGCTTCCGGCCTTCATGATTCTGGTGATTTCCTCTACGTTTTCCATTGTTGTTTCCTCCTTCTCAGCCCAACGCGTCAATGAGCTTCGACGCGTTGGACTCCGTTACGATCAGCTCAAGCTTTTTTACAACATCGACGATTGTAATCTTGGAAGTGCGGGCTACGATTGCCGGGCGGTTTTTCGTGAACCATGCTTCGACGGACAGGCCTTCCGATTCCGCTCGCTTCTCTGCTGCGGCGTGCCATTCTTCACTCATGTTTTCGAGCCGGACTTTATCTTCCACCGCGAAGAATCTGGCGAGCTTTACGTGGCAGCCCGCAAGATCACGAGAGATGAATTCGTCGCGCAGGGCCTCTGCATAGGAAATCTGCTTTTCGGAAACGCCGCTGATCTTGGGAAGCGGATGCTCGGCACCGAAGTTCTCGGCAATGTACGCATTCAGTTTAGACGCCGCCTCTGCCTTTTTTGCTGCGGCATAGCAGGACGGGCAAACAGTAACGTGTTCCGCAGCCCATTCTGCATAGGAATCTGCGTCGCTGCGGTTTACGCAAGTGCGGACGTGTTCGAACGTGCCTCCGCAGATTTCGCATTTGCAAGTGATCTTCGCCTTTGCCATCGCTGTACCCTCCGTAGTTGGTTTTGTTTTGCTTCATCTTATGCACCTATTATATACCGTAATACCGTATATGTCAATAGTTTTTTCAAAAAATAAGCGCCGATTTCTCGGCGCTTATCTCAGTTATACAGTTTGCTGGATGTCCGCTGCATCTCCCGCATGATCTCCGGCAGGCGGCGCTGGACCGTGGCGCGGCCCAGAAACAGCTCTGTTGCAACATCTACCTGGGGAAGCTTATCCACAAAATAGAGCTGCGCGATCTTCTCATTTTCCCGGCCAAGATTGGCCTGATAGATCACGGCCTCCATATCCTTGCGGGTCAGGCGGCCCAGCTCTGGCGGCAGCTTGGCCCGCGCCTGCGGCGACATAGGCCCCGCCTCCTTACTTTTCCTTGTGATTCAGCACGGCGATATTGCCCTTGTTGCTGACTTCGAGATCCAGCGCGGCGGCCAGATCGCGCACCTTGACGTAGTTCGTGCCGTCTTTCAGGATGCGCTCAACGGCGACTTCCTTGCCGTCCACGATGATTTTGCTCTTTTCTACCATCTCAGTTTCCTCCTCTGCATTTTTTCCATCTTCGAGGGCCATCACGGTATGGCCCTCGCTTACCAGCACGTCCCCGCGCAGGAGATTGGCGTCCGTCGTCAGATACTTGCTGCCGGTCAGCAGCACAAAATCTCCCGTTGCTGGCCAATCGTGCAGCATGCAGTATGTCGTGCAGCTGTTGCCCTGCCGACGGTAGAGCGCTTCTACCGACGCGCAGCCTGCGGCCACAGCGCAGAGCATCATGAGCGCGGAGCAGTCCGTCTCCACAGGCTTTGCGATCCTGCTCACGTCCCACCCGACGGCTCTGGCGGCCTCATACGCCGTGTTCCTGTTGTCCATGTCGTAGCCGATGTTCCGGTTCTTAATGGCCGCCTCGCACGTCTGCGCGGCCAGCTCGGCCTTTTTGCGGCTCTTGTAGCGCAAGATGCCGAGCCAGCGGCCATTGTACCAGTTGGAGATATTCAGCTCCCGCCCGGTCTGGTTGCCGGGCTGCTGGTTGCGTCCTCCGGTTTCTCCAAGACTGGCCTGCCCAATTTTGATACTCATTTCTGCGCATCCTCCTTCGTGGCGTTGTCAATCGCGTCCTGCGCTTTCTGGCTCTGTGTTCCAAAGTAAAACGCGATCACGACGGTATACACCATCATAAAGTCCTGCGAGATCTTCCCGGCGACTGCCATGTACGCAAATACCGCCGTCAGCACCAGCGTGACGATAGATTTGACGCTCAGCAGATTGCCGAGCCGCTTCTTGATGTTTTCCATATGTATGCTCCTTTCACGCTTCCACGATATTGATGCCGTACTGCTCCGCACAGATATGCTCGATCTTGCAGCCGCGGGCGTTCTTCCAACCGGAGGCGAAGTACGCAACGTCAGCCGTAGACAGCAGTTTCAGCGATTCGCCAAGATACCACAGTGGCCTTGCCTCCGCCGGAGCGTTTTCAAAGAAGCTGTCAATTACTTCGATTTCATCGCCCATCAGCTCCTTTGCGCAGAAGATCGCATCTTCACGTTCTTTCCGAATTTCCTCGTTGGTCTTTTCCTTCATAGGCTGAGAGATAAACAGTTTTTTCATTAAGTATACTCCTTTCAGTCCTTCAGCACGATCTCTGCGATGCGTGCTGCCGCTTCCGGGCCGTATTTTGCGGCCCATTTATCCATGTACTTCTGCGCGTACTTCGCGCGGTTCTCGTTCTTGGCTTTCCAGAGGTAAAAGCCGCTGGAAGCCGTTGTTTCGGCCAGCACCGCAAGCGTGATCTCCGTCAGGCCTGCGCCTGCCGCGCAGGCGATGATGAGCGCGAGGCTGACGAGCGCGCTGCAAATCAGCCACTTTTTACTAAACTCCATTGCTATGCCCGCATTGCGCCTCCAGCTGGTGTAAAAACTTCTTCACGTCGCCGTTTCCGCCTAGGTTGACGTATTTCTGCCCGGCGATCAGGCGTTCGCCCATGGGCATCTCCTCGCTCATGATCGTGAGCCGGAGGATCGCCAGATATTGCTCATCCTGATGCTCCTGCATTTTCCCAAGCTTTTTGTCGATCTCTGCAAGGTGCGCCTCCTGCGTTGTGGCCTTGCCGCGCTTTTTCTGTATCGCGCTGACGACGGCGTTTACTACCGCCGTCAGCGCGGATGAGCCGAGCGCGGCGCAGGCGAGGGTGACGATGATGGTTTTGGTGTCCATTTTTCTGTACCTTTCTCTTTTATTTGCCGGGCTAATCGTCCGCCATTTTGATGTAGGTGGTGGTATCGCTGGAATAGCTGATCGTCGGCAGCGTCGTGCCGCCGAGGGCTGCGTAGAGGGCCGGGTATGCAGTCTGATCGAAGGTTGAGCCATCGCACGCGTGCCACGGGGCAGAGAGCACGCGGACGGTTGTCAGAATATCTCCGACCTCCTTTGCCTCTGTGATCTTGCCAAATGCATCATTCACAGTTGGATTCGCAGGTTTCCCGCTCGCGGGCCATATAACGGCTTCCGCTTCGGCCGACAGTAGCGTTTCTCTGTTGAGCGGCGTCCCGGCTTCCAGCGGCTCGTCTTCCGGGCGGAGCCATGCATACCGCAGCAGATTCCCGCCCGCGTCATACGCCCCGTATCGGACAGCGCCGTTTGCAAGGTTGTTTGTTCCGATCCTGTCCCGCATTGCTTATTCCTCCAGCGCCTTGATATAGGCGTGGCTGCGGCTATCAGCTACAATCGTCGGTACCGGTTTCGCCAAGTCTCCATAATTACATATGGATATCGCTCCGGCAGCTGGCGGATTCGCTGCCAAAGCAGCAGGCGATAGTGCGCCGCTGAAAATACCGGCAGTCTTGTATATTTGATCTTCCGGGTCTGAAGCGCTGCAAATATATCGAGTGCTTCCGCCGTCTAGGCGGGCCGTAAATAGCAGGAACCCAGCCACAAACTCGAACCCGTATGTGAGATCTATGTAGTCTGCTGAGTTTGCGGAGATTACTTCGGCCCCACTATGCCAAGTCGTACTATTATCGATTGTGTAAGCGTACTTTAGCCCTCCATCCTGATATATCGCAATTATTGTATTTGTGGCCGCGCAGATGTACTTGTGTATTGCACTCTTTTGTATGCTGCTCGGAATAACTGCGTTTGGAATTGTCCCTATTAGATATTCCGCGCTATTTCCTCCCAATTCTTCTGCCGAATAAATATTTCTGTCATCCGTCCAGCAAAAATGCCCTGTGCTTTCGTCGTAGCTTGCTGCGTCTACGTAGTAAATTCTGCTCCAGTTGAATGTGCCAGTATCTTTAAACGCATCCGCGTAAGCACCGCCATTGGCAGTTTCGTACGTGTATCTTACGCAATACACATTGCCGTAGCTTGAGACGTATAATTCCAACTTGGAGCACCTAGAGGAGCCGCTGCTCCATATCCATCCTCCTTCTGTCACGGTTTGCAAATCTTCTGAAATTGTGTAGGATATGCAGTAGTTGCTTGTTGAAGAAGTTGCGCGTACGATAGCCATGCAATAAACGTTTTTCAGTTCATGATAGCATATTGCAACACCGTCAATATATACGTTGCTTCCAAGTTCGAGGTTGAACGGATAGTCCGCCCATGTGTCTGCATCATCCGATACATACATATGCATTTTTGCATTCGAGCTATCGTAAGCAAAGGCGAACCATTTCCCGTTTGTGTACTTTATCCTAGACGTATCTCTATCGACACCTGTTATGCTTTTGCTTGTCCACGGGGCCGGAGACGCCGCAGGCCGTAAAATGTCGAATAGTTTTGGATACGTAGACTTTGTGATGGCCTGCCCATTGCAGAGCAGCCACGCGTCGGACGGCTTTGCGCGGACCGACATGAGGATATCACCCACTTTCGACGTGCCTTTCTGCAACTCGACAAGCGCGTCGTTGACGGTCGGGTCTTCCGGCCTCGTGGTTGCGTTCGGCCAGAGCTTGGCTGCGGTGGCATCGGACAGAAGATTTGCTTTATTGAGAGGCGTACCCTCAACTGTTGGCTCGTCCATACGTTTCATGTACTCGTAGTGATCAAGACTACCGTCGGAATTGTAGATGCCATATCGAATAGCACCGTTTGTAAGAACTTTAGTAGGTTGACGATCTTTCATATCAAGCCTCCTGTCGCGCATTCCGCAGCGCCGGTGTAGCGGAACGCCTTTGTGATGTTATCGATCAGTTCCTCGCAGAGCGCAAGAATGCGCTCGATGTCGTTTGCGCCGGTGTAGGTCAGCCGGTCGAGGCCGGGCGCGTCCGGTGTTCCTTCGGGGTATGCCAGTGCGTCCCGGATGGACTGCACCTGCTTGCGGTATGCCTCGGCCTGTGAGGCTGTTATAATGTCCGTTACGGCCCAATCGGTTTTAGCCGTCCACGTAATGCTCTTCCCGCAGATTGAGGCGAGGCGTCCCGCCAGATAGTTCAGGGCGGTTCCCACACGGTTCAGATCGGAAGCGTTGTACGCGCCCTTCATCCCCGCCAGCCATTCCGCCTGCTCGTCGGAAGTCATGGCAGAAAAGCCCTTCGCGGCAAGCTCCCGCACTCGCTCCACATCCGCCTGCGTCCGGTCGGTGACGAGGGTAACGATGATGGTCTTGGTGTCCATGGTGTTCTCCCTTCTTCTCGTAAATTACGCCTGTTCCTGCCAACCAGCCGGATATTCCGCTGGTGAAAATACATTCCCGTCAATCAAGCTGATGTAATGCTTGCCTTCAAACGTCACCTTGTCACCCTTATTGTAGGCATCATGCGCACCCGTAGGTTGCACAAATTCCGGCCATTCCTCTAGTGAAACGATCACAAACAGTGCCGGTGTAATATCCGGTGTCCAGTCTGCCTGTGAGGTATGCGCCTGCACCACGCGATATAATACGCCATTGTATTGCAGCCGATCATCGACCGCGTAAGAATGGCCTGTCACCCACTGTGGGAATAACTCTACTGCTTGCAGTGCATCCTCATCGGGTAAGCTAATAGACGCTTTTTCAATATAGGGTCTCAATGCTCTGGCTCTTTCTGTGTAACTCATCAATCTGTCTCCCCAAGTAAAATTTTCGCCGCTGTTTCTGCATCTGTGAGTGGCAGTGCCGCGCCCATTTCCTCATAGCTGCCTTCTGGCTCAGTACCTTTCAGCGTATGGTCTGTGAGATGAAACACCATGTCAGAAAGCACCTGATGTTCAGTTCCTTCTCTATCTGTAATAATCACAGCCATCTTAGCGCAAAATCCTTCTGCTTGATCTTCCTTGCACGGGACATAACAACCGTTGCCGTGTAGTCGAATGGGCACAATACTGTCTGCATACCCGGCAAACGCGCCGTCCTGTTTTACTGCATACATGGCGTCCCTCCAAATTTCTCTTGATAGATTTTCTCCAATCGCTCTGTACTTGCGGTTCTCAACCGATTTTTCCAGTAGCCGTTTTCCTGCCCCGGCCATTTTTCATCCGTAAAGTCTTCGCCGCAGCCGTTTTTTTCATACCAGCGATAAAGGCGTTCAAGCATTTCCTGCCGCATCGCGCCCTCTGGTGTATTCTGCCTAAAATGCTCCCATCCGTTTTCGGATGTCGCAGCGCATATCCGCCTGCCATCTGCTGCAAACAGGAACCCTTCAATCTCCGATACCGCAGTTCCATATCGGAGATTAAATTCTCCATCGATGCCATTCCCGCGGAAACGCTTATACACGATATACTCCATGCGCTTTTCCCTCATACGCAAAAGCCGGGTGGGAAGCCGAAGGAAGCGCGCGCGGTTCGGTCTTCGACTGTCCCGTTGGTGTTCACATTCTCGAAACCGTCGGAGCTGCTCGCAAGCGGAGAACGGAGCCACCAACGAGCGGCGGTGCTCGTTCCGTTGTGCTTGTACTTTACCTTGCTGTTTCCAGCGGAATAATAGGCGTACTGCGCTTGCTTACTCGCCTCGTTCGAGTTTGCTCTCGAAATGCTCCCGAAAACCTCAAACTCCGAGAGGAGGAAAAAGTAATCCTTTGTCGCCGTGACCGCACTCGCGGATGTGCTATTATTTCCCGTATTGTCCGTGTACTTGGTAACGGACTTTAGGACTGCACGGAGCGCCGCCGGAATGACTGCGATAATCGTTCCGGAATAGCTCGAGAGGCTTGTCCCGCAAATATTTGTACGCATTTGCGAGCTCGCCCATCCGCCGGAGTTCGTTGCACTACTGTTCATAGAGAAATAGCCGGTTGTCGAAACGGGCGAGGTATAGTAACTGTCGCAGAAACACACGTCCGTACCGCCGGAGAGCGCCGTTTTGCCTAACTGGAAATGAATACGGTTTTCCCCTTCTAGGCTCGCATTATGGTTGAATCCAATGACAAATGCGTATATTGTGTAATTAGATAGTGTAAGATGTCCAACCGTGCCGTTTAGCGTTACCGCCTTTCGGTCGCCAATGCTCCAATAGTTCGCGCCCTGTCCCGCGTCGGATATATTTTTTATTGTTTCCCAAGTATTTTTATTCAGTGTCGGATATACAAAATTAAGCGACACCGCGTAGCTGTCCGTGATAGCTACGGCTTTTGTGTCAGATGTTTTCCCGTCCAGCGTAGCGGATACTCTCCATGTGCCGATCTCCGGAACGGTAAGCGTACAAACTCCGGTGCTGTCAGATGTTCCGGTTATCGTTTTGGAGCCGTTTGTCGCCGTGACCGTCGCACCGGCAGATACTGTTACGATCAGCTGCAGAGCGATTCCGGTCTGAATCGTACCGATTACTGCGGCAAGCCCTTCGATGGTCTGTGCCGCAGGGGCTGTGCCTCCTTTGGCCTCCACTGCGTCATACGCCGCGCCGACTGCCGTGATAATGCGATCGATTTCTGTCTGTACGCTCATGTCTGTTCCTCCTTTAAATCGCGGCGAGGGCGTTTTCGATGTCGTCTGTCAGGCCGACTGTGCCGCCGGAGGTATAGCCTGCGGGAATGGCTACGCTGGTCTGCGTGAGGCCGTCGATGGTCTTTGCAATCGCGCCGTTGTTGGCCATGGTGCCCTCTACCTTGCTGCCATTGGCCAGCACGATGAACTTTCCGTCCAGCACGTCAGCGGCTGCGGCCGTGACGCCGGAAACGTCCTTGTATTTGGCCGGGATCGCGCCGACGGTTACCTTGCCGAGAACCTTGCCCTTCGTGGGCGTGATGTCCTGCGCGGCCTCGGCAGGCGTGGCGGACTTGGTTTCCAGCGCGATGGCTACCTTGCCCGTTCCGGAGTGCTTGCCCGCCGGTACGGTGTATTCCTGGTTCCCGGTCGTGGCGTCCAGCACCTTTTCGACCGCGCCGTTGTCCGGCATGGTGCCAGCCTGCGTCACGCCGTC